CCGCTTGTTGTTTTCTTGTCTAGCGGCTTCTCTTCTTCCGGCGTTAGGATCTGGTGCACACACGGCAAAATTCTATAAATTGTATATTGTTCGGCCCATGTTCAAACTTACGTAAGAACTTGAAACCTAAAAATTGTAATAGTTTTAGATGTACGGTGTTACGAGAATCTACGATATTCCACAGTAATTTTTCGTTACGTTGCTCAAGCCAGCGTTTAGCTTCTCTTGCAAACGTAATTGGGTATTCGTGTATAGCTGGAGTGCATAGCATCCAGACTTCTCCAGTCGGCCCAACCCCGGCCATGCCAGCAGTCTTGCCGTTAGGCACTGTGAAATACACGCACAAGCCCGTTCTAGCGGCTCTTAGCAGCTCTTCCGTAGCATCTAGCCCATGACCTTCTTCGACCTCTCTGCGGTCATCTGGACGTAGATTAGAGGCCACCTCTCTGGCAGCCTCTTCTGTGATTGGGTGTATGTATTTGTCTAATTTAGACACGTCTATAAAATTTGGGTGAGAAGTCACCTTCCCAAGACATAGCTCGTAGCGTAGCTGGGGCAGGGTGAGTTGATTTAAGTGTAATATCTACGTTTTTATTCTTTTCGTAGACTGGGACAGTTTTGATAAACTCTTCGAGATATGGTGCATCAGATGCGTCGTACTCGTCAAGCTGTGTGGATTCGTATACTTCTGTGTAGTCGTTTTTACCGACTCGTTCAAGTGTTGTTTCATAAAGACCTATCTTACCAAAGTGAAGTTTGATTCTATGTATAACAAGAGATGAGTTTACATCAGCACTTACCCCTTGCCCTTGAGTTCTAGTTACGAATAGTGTAGGAAACTTTACACTGTAGTCATATATGTAACCTATGTGGTATGTGTCCGTCCACTTTCCCGGTACTGTAAGAGTTGTACCGTTAATAGTAGGCTTTGCATATCTACCTACACGTACAGAATTAGTATTGCTGTCTACAATAGCTAATGTATAATTTGGAGTTGTTACTAAAGATAGCCAACTAACACCAGTAAAGGTAGTTATATTCGTAACTGAGTTAAAGCTACCGCCGCTAAGAGTAGTATGATTATCCAAGTGAAGTAAGAAGTCGACATTATCTTGTAAAATAAATGGATCAGATTCTTGTTGTACCAATCTTACGCTTTGTAAAAAATTATCAGTATCTAAAAAATAGTACTCATCATTTATAACAAAGTGATATAGTAATGGGTTGTTAAACTTCCATTTAAACCATGATGACTGCTGACGCTTATCTCCTACATTAACATATCTAAATCCTATAACCTCGTCAGAGTTAGTCTTACCTATAAGAACCATATCATTTTCTCTAGATACAGTAAGTAAGTCAACTTGTTTTGGTATTAGTGTAGGTACAACTCTACTTTGTTCTACAACATTTGGTTCTGCTTCTCGAGCTATGTTAGCCATTTCATTGAAACGACTGAACTTACCAGAGTTATCTAAGTAAGCTATAGTTGTACCAAGTGATATAGGAGGTATTTTTATGTTATAATTATTAGTTGCAAGACTACGTAACTTTGCAGTGTCAGGGTTAAAAACTGTGTCGTCAGATGATAACAAGAATTGTTGGTTAGAGCTGAATACAACTAGACCTGTATTTATATCTATACCATCAAATAGTTCTGATGGAAAGGTAGAAGAACATGCTATATCTACAGGATCGTTTGGACTAACTGTCAAAGCAGTTTGAGCAAAGAAGTCAGGTTCTCCAAGTGTACCAGCTTGTGATAATATAACATTTTCTCCAGCTAAAAAGGCTAGCCTATTTCTGAAGAATAGTACTTTATTAACACGTTTATTATGAAACGACGGGAGAGGGTTAGTCTCTTCATCACCTACAGCTCTGTCAGCGTATGTAAACTGTTTGATAGTAAATGTAGCTACCTCGTTTACTGTACCGGGATTAGTCAGGGCTGTTCTTTGTATAACCAAAGGCATGTTTGTCAAGGTCTTAGGTATACCGGGCTTGGCACATTCTGACCATGAGCCTGTACCATCTTGATCGTTTTGACCCTCGAATCTTAGGTAATAATCATCCTCTTCTGATATTCTAGCGTTTGCAATTTTGACTATATACCCATGTTTACACTGTTTTGGTAGTAATGTAACATCGTTTACTGATGTGCCCATACTACGCATCAAGTCATCTTCTACTATCTCAACATTAAATGAGCTAGAACTAGACATGTATATGCCATTACCAATGATAGTACCAGTAATACCAGTTGGTAGTTCTTGTATAATACCACCTAATACTTGGTCAGCACTTACAGCTGTGTCAGAATCAAAAGGTGTAGGTTCTGGACGTACAAGTTTGAGGTTAGCTTTTACTGTAATAGTTTCGTGTTCTGTTACTTCTATTGTATATGTAGCAGGGGACTCTCCTTTACCAGAGTTACCACCTGTACCACTGGTAGATGTACCAGTTATAGTACGACCCTTTGCAGAATCCATGGTAACTGTTGTTGTATCACCTGTAGTCCAACCTTCTCCACCATGTAATAATATTATACTTCTATTATATGCACATGCAAAGTCCTCTGGATCGTTACCATCACCACCTATATTACCTTGTTGTCCACGTATATCAAGTTTAAATATAAGATTCTTTTTAGAACCGCTATCTACACTAAATGTTTGGATACCAATACCTCTACATTGACCTGTACCACCAGACTCATCAAGAGTATCAGACTGTATTTTAACACGTGTAGCTCTTGTAAAGCTAGTTGTAGAGTTATTATTATAGAGATTCATTCCGTACTGTCTACCGTTTTCTGTACGTGTAATCTCAACAAATGCAAAATGACTATCAGGATTAGCTTGTGTTGTACCTGTAGTGCCTATCAGAGTATTAGCATTAGTAGCATCCCTACTTGACACAAATGTAGTATCATTGATAGTGAGGAACTGTATGTTTTCTGAGTCATTTGTTGCTAAATAGTTTTGTATAGCTGTCTGGCCACCTGTTCCGTAGACTATAGTTTGAGCTGCACCAGCATTGTCGCCGTCAGCTTTCCACATTCTAAGCTGGCCATCAGCTGCAACTTGTCCAATGTAAGATCCTTCATCTTCATCTCTATGATAATGAAACCACGAACCACCTGTCTGTACGCTAGGTAACGGTTGAGTATTTATTCTTTTAGCACCCGGCCTTTTGTATAAGCCACGTGTTATATCTGGTATCGCATTTACGACATCCTCTACCTGACCCGGAAACTTTAGTTGGTCTGGCTGTTCTGATATGCCACCAATAAAGTTTGGGATGGTTTGTGTTATGCTTGCCATTATCGTCTAAGGTTTCTCCAAGGTTGATAGGTTTGATATGCTGTATCGTCTTCAAATCCAAACATACTGTGATCGCCTTGATTGCACTCATACTCCATGAGAGATGCTCTGGCTAAAGACTCCTGACCTTGTAATAATTTTACTAGGTTTGGATTAGCAACAAGCTGTGTAGCTGCCTGTCTAGATGCTCTGTATGTTATGTATCTTCTAAAGACAATAGGTAAGTCTTCAAAGTTGTAAAGTCTGACAACATCAAGATCTAGGTCAGCTGTAAATACATCTGTATGATCTTGCTTGTCATATATGAATCCATTACGACGTACGAGATTACTGGTACGACGTGCTTGATTATCATGTAAATCCATAGACAATATATCATTACCAATAGCTATCTTGCCATTAGCGTCTATTGCAAATCTTACATGTTTTTCTGTGTTGAAATGCCACCCTTCTGCCTGCGTGTCTACGTTAGCATCACGGAGTAGGTTGAATATAAATGCTATTTCTGGGTTGTCAAAGTTAAGTGTTGTTATTGGCGATTGTCCAATAGCCCCCAGTATATTATTTACTGCGGACAGTTCTGTGTCGATGTCAATAGTTGTGGAAGCCATAAGAAAAAAAAGGAGGCCGAAGCCTCCGTATAATGTGTAAGTTAGAAAGCAGCGTTTCCAACAGTTGTTG